GGACGCTCCTGCGAATAGCTTCTTTTTAGAATACTTATCAAGACCACCTACGGCTGAGATATTTTTTGAAGACGTTCTAATGGCATTAATATTTTATGGTATGCCAATACTTGCAGAAAACAACAAACCTAGGCTTTTATATTATTTAAGACGTAGAGGTTATAGAGGTTTTAGTATGAATAGACCTGATAAAGTTTGGAATAAATTATCTGTAGCAGAAAAAGAAATAGGTGGTATACCAAACTCTAGCGAAGACATAAAACAAGCTCATGCAGCCGCTATTGAAATGTACATTCAAGATCATGTTGGTATGAAAAAAGATGGAACATTTGGAGATTTATATTTTAACGAACTGTTAAATGATTGGAGCAAGTTTGATATAAACAAAAGAACAAAACACGATGCGTCTATAAGTTCTGGTTTAGCTATTATGGCAAACAATAGGCATTTGTATAGACCCAATGCAAAGGTTGAAAAACCTAAACTAAACATAAGTATTTCCAGATATAACAATGATGGAATTAATTCACAAATAATTAAATAATAAATATGGCAGAGTCTGGCATTAAAAGTTATTTCCCAAGTCAAGCAGTAAGTGATGCTGAAAAGTTGAGCTATGATTATGGTTTAAAAGTAGCTAAAGCAATAGAAACAGAATGGTTTTATGATAATAGAAATATTAGTAAATATAAAACTAACTATAATAATTTTCATAATTTAAGATTATACGCTAGAGGTGATCAATCTATACAAAAATATAAGGATGAGTTATCTATTAATGGTGATTTGTCTTATTTAAATTTAGACTGGACGCCTGTTCCTATTATATCTAAATTTGTAGATATAGTAGTTAATGGTATTGCTCAAAGAACTTATGATGTAAAAGCTTTTTCTCAAGATCCATTTGGAGTAGAAAAAAGAACAAAATACATGGAGCACATGTTAAATGATATGGAAATGAAAAGTTTTGATGCTGAGATGGACTTAGATTTTGGCATTAACACAAGAGATACTGAAGGTGAAATACCCATATCAACAGAAGAACTACAACTTCATATGCAGTTAAATTATAAGCAAGCAGTAGAAATAGCTGAAGAACAAGCTTTAAATACTTTAATGGAAGGTAATAACTATGAATTAATTAAAAAACGTTTTTATTATGATCTTACAGTTTTAGGTATTGGAGCTACTAAAACTTCTTTTAATACTTCAGAAGGTATTGTTATTGATTATGTTGATCCTGCAAACCTTGTTTATTCTTATACTGATTCTCCTTATTTTGACGATATTTATTATGTTGGTGAAATTAAGTCTATACCTGCAAATGAATTAGCTAAACAATTTCCTCATTTAACAGAAAGTGATCTTGAAGATATAATAAAAAAGAAAAATTATAATAGAAATAATTATAATACAAGATATTCAGTAGAAAAAGAAGATAATAACACCATACAAGTATTGTATTTTAATTACAAAACTTATATGAATGAAGTTTACAAAATAAAAGAAACAGGAACTGGCTCTGAAAAAATTATACCTAAAGACGATAACTTTAATCCACCTGAAGAAAAAGAAGGTGGTTATTCAAGATTATTAAGATCTATAGAAACTCTTTATGATGGTGCTTTAATTTTAGGAACAAATAAGTTGCTTAAATGGGAGATGGCAAAAAATATGATGCGTCCAAAAAGCGATTACACTAAAGTTAAAATGAATTATGCTGTTGTTGCGCCTAGAATGTATAATGGTAAAATAGATTCATTAGTAAAACGTATAACTGGTTTTGCTGATATGATACAATTAACTCATTTAAAACTTCAACAAGTAATGTCTAGGTTAGTACCAGATGGTGTTTATCTTGATGCTGATGGTTTAGCAGAAATAGATTTAGGTAATGGCACTAATTACAACCCACAAGAAGCTTTAAACATGTTTTTCCAAACCGGTTCTGTTATTGGTAGAAGTTTTACTTCTGAGGGTGATATGAATCCTGGTAAAGTACCTATACAAGAAATACAATCTAGCAATGGTGGCGCTAAAATGCAAAGTTTAATTCAAACTTATAATTATTATTTACAAATGATAAGAGATGTGACTGGGTTAAACGAAGCTAGAGACGGTAGTATGCCAGATAAAAACGCATTAGTTGGTGTTCAAAAAATGGCAGCAGCTAATTCTAATACTGCCACTAGACATATATTACAAGCGGGATTATTTTTAACAGCAGAAACATGCGAGTGTTTATCTCTTAGAATATCTGATGTGTTAGAATATTCTCCAACAGCAGATGCTTTTATACAAGCTATAGGCGCTCATAATGTTGCTACATTAAAAGAAATGTCAGAATTACATTTATATGACTTTGGTATATTTATACAACTACAACCAGATGACGAAGAAAGGGCGTTGTTAGAAAATAATATACAAATGGCTATTCAACAACAAATAATAGAATTAGCTGATGCAATTGATCTTAGAGAAATAAAAAATATAAAACTAGCTAATCAACTATTGAAAATACGTAGACAAAAGAAACTAGATAGAGATCAAGCTATACAACAACAAAATATGCAGCAGCAGGCTCAATTAAACCAACAATCTGCTCAAGCTGCGGCACAAGCTGAAATGCAAAAAAATCAAGCATTAAACGCTAGTAAAGCTGAACTTGAACAAGTAAAAGCTCAACTAGAATCTCAAAAAATGGCTGAAGAAGTTAAATACAAAAAAGAGTTAATGCAATTGGAGTTTGACATGAACATGAAGCTTAAAAACATGGAAGTAGATAGTTTTAAAGAAAGAGAAAAAGAAAAAGAAGATCGTAAAGATGAAAGAACAAGAATTCAAGCAACTCAACAAAGTGAGTTAATTGATCAAAGAAAAAGTGAAAAATCACCTAAAAACTTTGAATCTTCAGGTAATGATATACTAGAAGGCGGGTTTGATTTAGGTGATTTTGGACCTAGATAAATTTATTAATTATTATTATATTATATTATGGAAAAAAAAGATGAAAACGTAGTTAAAGAAACTACACAAGAAAATGTTACTAAAGTTGAAATTAATAATAGTCAAAAAGATGATAACATTATTAAAGTAAACTTAGACAAACCAGTAAACCAAGAAAAAAATGAAACTAAAGAAGATAACGCTGACAACAGCGGAGTGGTTGCAGAGTCTGAAAACACCGAGCCCACAGAAAAACAAGAAGAAGTACAACCGGAAGCAGAAGCACAAGAAGAAACAGTATTAGAAGAAATTACTGAAGAAGAAGTTGCTGAAGTCGAAGAACAAATCGAAGAGGCTGTTGCAGAAGCTGAGGCTACCGGTCAACCATTACCAGAAAACATCCAAAAACTAATGGATTTTATGGAAGAAACTGGTGGAGATTTAAATGATTATGTTAAGCTTAATCAAGATTATACTAGTATGGATAATCAAGATTTGTTATACGAATATTATAAACAAACAAAACCTCATTTAAATGCAGAAGAAATTAACTTCCTT